ACTATGACAGCTAAGCAAGCTTTCGGAAGCATGGCTAAGTCTATATTATCCGATATTGCTTCCATGATTTCTAGACTGCTTGTAATGAGATTATTACAAGGCGCACTAGGAGGCTTGGGTATGGGGCCTGATACGAGTTCAGTAGACTCTGGTCTGAGTAATATTAGTCAAGGAATTGGTAATAACTTGGATATTGCAACAAGTAGTTCTATAACTGCAATGGGTTCTCAGATACCGAAGCTGGCTACAGGGGGTGTTGCCAAAGGAGCCACAAAAGGATTCCCTGCTATATTACACGGAACAGAAGCAGTAGTGCCTTTACCTAATGGAAGATCTATACCTGTAGAAATGAAAAACTCTGGAGGTGGTACTAATAATATTGTAGTTAATATAAGTTCAGAAGGACAGACAACTACTGAAGGAAGTTCTGGAGGAGATATGGAGGGGTTAGGTAAAGCAATTGCTCACGCCGTACAACAAGAACTACACACTCAAAAAAGATCAGGCGGGATACTTAACCCGTACGGAGCAGCGTAATGAGCATAGGTTTTATATATGATGGGGCAGCTACTTATGCTACTCCTGACAAAACGATGACAAGAAGCTCGTCTCCAAAGGTACTATTAGCGTCCTTTGGAGATGGGTACGAACAAAGACAGGCGGACGGTATAAACTCAGTAAAAGAAACATACTCTTTGTCCTTTATAAATAGAGAGAAAGTCTTTATTGATGACGTAGTAGCCTATTTAAACAATTTAAAAGGTACTACCAAATTTATTATTACTATACCTGATACTAATAACACTACAAGAACAGGAGAGAGAGACGTTAAAGTAGTGTGCGTTGATTATAACACTACTTTCTCCTACGATGACTTTTACGGTCTTACTATATCATTAAGAAGAGTATTTGAAGCATGACAAACATTATTGCAACCGAGGTGCAAACACAAGAACTGGATAGTCCTCTTGTTGACTTGTTTGATCTTGAATTATCTGATGGTAGTATACTATACTTCCATCCAGGGGTTACAGAAAGTTTAGCCGATGTTATATTTAGGGATGCAGAAAGCCCTTATAACCTTAGAACTTATACTCCTTTACCTATGGTTATAGATGGGTTAGACTTATCAGCAGACGGGTCTTCTTCTAGACCTACTCTAACTGTAGCTAACGTATCTACTCTATTTAAAACTGCTTTAGGTAGTTTTAAATATGATGACTTAGTAGGTGTAAGGGTTACACACAGAAGAACTTTTGCAAAATATCTTGTAGGAGGCTCGGCGCATACAACACCTCCTGTAGAGCTTAGGAGTTCTGTATATATTATAGACCGTATAGCTTCTGAAACAAATACTGCAATAGTTTTCGAAATGGCAGTACCTTATGACCTTGAGAATATTAAACTACCTCGAAGAGTTATAATAGGAAAGTATTGTAGTTGGAAATATCAAGGCAATGACATAAACAAATGTGGTGGTTGTACTTGGTTAAAGAACGGAAGTACTACTATACTAGACGCAGCTAATAATACTAACCGAGTACATAGTGTATATTTTGATATAGAAGATAAACCCCTAATTTCAGCTACTCCGGCGGGTACGACAACATATAGTAGCAGTACTTCTTATACCTTATCTAGCTATGCCTTGTACGCTAGCAAGATATGGCAGTGTTTAATAGCACACACTAACCAAACTCCTGGAACCTCTTCTAGTTATTGGAAAGAGTCTTATATATATACAGTACACAACAACTCTAATACTTCTTATAGTGTTGGAGATCACGTAAAGTATTCTGATACTGTTTGGAGATGCCTAGCGGCGCATAACTCTTCTGTTCCTTCAGCAATTGTACCAGAGAATAAGTCTACTTATTGGGTACGTGCTGATGTTTGTGGTAAAACACTAAACTCTTGTAAATCTAGGTTTCAGTATGTTCCAGCAGTTATAACAGTAGTAGACTCTGCGCCTTCTGGTGCTAAGAATACTTCTTCTTCTTTACCTTTTGGAGCGTATCCAGGTACGGCAAAATTCTAATGATAAAACACTTACAAAGTATAGAAGATCACTTTGAGTCGGCATACCCTAGAGAAGCTTGTGGGGTATTGGGAGCAGTAAAAGGTGTAATACAATGGTTTCCTTGTGATAATGTAGCAGAGGATGAAGAGGACTTTATAATGGACTCTTCGCAGTATATATCTATCTCTCGGAAGTGTGATATAGTAGCTATAGTACATAACCACCCAGACGCTAGCCCCGAACCTAGTATTTCTGATATAAAACATTGTAATGCAACAGGTTTACCTTACTACATATTTAGCTACCCAGAGATGGAACTACATGTTTTACAACCTGTACGAGACACTAAACCTTTGTATGGTAGAGAGTATGAGTTCGGCGTAAATGATTGCTTAGAGGCAGGATTAGATTATTATGCTTCTAAAGGGCTACAGCTACCGAAAAGGCTTCCATTTGAAGATGATTGGTGGGAGAAGGGGTTAGACTACTTTACAGAAGAATATATTAATACGTGGGGTTTTAGAAAGGCTGAGGGTAATATGCAAAAAGGTGATCTTCTAATCTTTCAAGTCCACGCAAACGTAGGCAACCATTGTGGTGTTTACTTAGGAGATGATTTATTTTATCATCACGCACAGAATAGAATATCTTGCAGAGAGAACCTTTACCCTTTCTGGAAGAAGTTTATAATTGGAGTTTATAGGTATGAGACGTAAAGTACATTTTACTGGTATTATAGCAGAAAAGTTTGGAGATAGCTTCACTATGGAGGCAGATTCTTACTCAGATATATTTAAATGTATTGAGGTAAATCGCCCCGGTTTTAGGAAGTATCTTTTAGAATGCCACGAGTCCCAGACAGGTTTTGTAGTTGAAACTGCGGGTAATAGTATAGATGAGGATGACCTGTTTCTGCCTGTAAAAGAGGGAGATGTTACACTAAGTATTATCCCTGCTGGATCAAAAAGTGGTGTAGGAAAGATACTAGCTGCTATAGCTATAATAGCTATAATGATTGCTATGCCTCAAATAGGTGCCGCAGGCTCTTTATACGTTGCAGGAGCTACAACTCTAAGCACAGGGGTTATGATAGCTACCTCTATTGCTATTAACTTAGCATTAGCAGGGTTACAACAGTTAATGGCCCCAGATCCTTCAGTGGATTCAGATAATCCTACTAACTACTTGTTTAACGGAAACTCTCAAAATATACTTGAAGGAGACCCTGTACCTATCCTATACGGAGAGCTTAGAGTCCCTGGAAGGGCTATCTCTGTAGAGGCGATATCAGGCACATATAGAAACAATAATGTTACTATAGACTCAGGAAATAACATGTATTTATACAAACAAGAAGTAGAAGCGGAGACTAAATAATGAGCGAATTTGGCAACCTAGGACTAGTTGAAGTACCAGGTTTTACACAGGATACCTCAGATGTAGCTTTCGGAGGCTATTCAGGGCAGACAGATAGACAAACTTTAGTAGTAACAGACCTTATATGTGAGGGGCCTATCTATGGTTTGGTAGAAGGGACTGCTTCTATATACCTTAATAACGACAGAGCAGTAACTTTAGATCAAGCTCCCCAATATCTAAATCCTAGCCCTCTAACAGTTACGCTTGATAATGGCTCTAGTACTGCAACTATCAATAATGCTTTAGTAACTGACCCTATTAACACTCCTGCTACAGGGACTAAGCATCTTATTATTAGAAGTAGTGAAGCTAATTCTGTTACTGTTAATGCCTCTTGGTACAACAGCCCTTCAGGCATTAGATCTCTTCAGCTAGTTTCTAATACTGCCTTTTTTACTTCGGCTATGGTTTCTCCCCCTTGGACNGGTAATACGTCTTACCGNCCTGTCCGTATATATCCAGTAATTGGAGGGGANCCTATTGAAGGGTANATAACAGAATTAATTACTTCTACTGTCGCTGTCTTTATACCTACTGCTTTCTTTCTTGGAACTAATCATCTTCTTCCAGAGGGAGATCATCACATACAACTAGATTCTGCTATAGAGATTTCAAGTATAAGTGGAACCACAATAACTTTAGCAGAAAACTGGAGTCTAAACCCTACAGGCACTCCTGTTTCCTACTTTTTCGATGTAACAGGGGCGGAAAACAATGATCTAGAAGATGTGGAGGCTTCTTCGACTAGTACATATAGAAGTGTTCAGACTCAGTTTAGAATAGGAACCTTAAATCAAGCACCTTTTTCCGGATATGCGGGAGTAGGCTCTACTGTTATTACAAATCAGCCTAGCTTAGGTTCAATTCTTTGGACTACAGGTTTTGGAGGGTCTTCTGCACCTCAAGTTCTCGGGGCAACTGCTACAAACGGCTTCAATCTAAGTGCTAGTCAGATACAAGAAGTAGATGAAGTACATTTAAGTTTTAACTACCCAGGAGGTCTTTATGCTGTTGACTCAGATGGAGATGATAAACCTAACTATACAGGGTATAAACTAGAGGCAGCTTTTAAAGCTTCAGGTAGTTCAACTTTTGGTTCAAATATACTTCTACAAGAGAAAGTTCTTCACGTATCTAAAAATAAAAACGCTTTAGCTTATACTAGTGTTATAGACTTAAGTATTTATAAACCTTTTGATGACTTTAAAGTAATTGTAAGTCGAAGAACTAACCACGGAGACCCTGCACACAAAAACGCAGATGAAAAAGCCTCTAAAGATTGGTCTAATAGCTCTAGCTCTGTAGTAGGAAGTGTTAGCTCTATTCTTAAAGAGAATTTGAACCACCCGTACTCTGCTATGGCTAAAGTGTCTTGGTCTACAAAAGAATTTCAAACTATACCACAAAGAACTTACCACCTGCGTGGTTTAATGGTACAAGTACCCTCTAATTATGTCACAAGAGAGGAAACAGGTACTAACACTGCAACTTACAATAGAAATGCTACTACTGGATTCGTTGGCTCTACTTACCAGGATTGGGATGCAAGCTTTAGAAAAACTCTAGTATATACTAATAACCCTGCATGGACTTTCTACGATATACTGACCAATAACAGATACGGGTTAGGAGACTTCCTTAAATCTATGGATATTGATAAGTATGCTTTATATAGAATAGGAAGATACTGTGATGAGCTTGTTCCAGACGGTAAAGGAGGTTTCGAACCTAGATTTACATTGAATGCTTACTTTACTAAGTCTGCGGACGCTTATAAAGTATTAAAAGATATGGCTACAGTATTTAGAGGTATGTTATACTACATAGATGGTAAAGTGATGCCTGTTATGGACGCACCTTCGGGGCCTGTATACAACTTTACAAAAGGTAACATAATAGATGGGGCTTTCTCTTACGAAGGTACAGGAAGTAAAACTCGTATTAACCAAGTTATTGTGAGCTGGAATAACCCTGATGCAAACTACAAACTAGAGCCTTTATTAGTAGAAGATAGGATAAATATAGCAGAGACAGGGAAGATAATAAGCCAAACTGCTACTGCTTTTGGAGCTACATCACAAGGACAAGCTTTGAGGTACGGCAGATGGAAGCTTTGGACGGCAGCTAATCAAAGAGAAGTCGCTAGTTTTGCAACTGCTATAAATGCTTCTTATCTGACTCCTGGAGACATTGTAAACATACAAGACGCAGATCGTACGTCTGTCCGTTACAGTGGTAGAGTGTCTTCTAATTTAGAAAAAATGCTCACGCTTTCAGCTAGTATCTCGGCAGGCAATTTAAATTCAGCTACTACAGGAATGACAACAACTAACATGGCCCAGAATACTGTATGTGCCTGTGATGTAGTACTCCCTAGTTCTTTTGTGTCAAACGAAGTTTTATGGGAGAGAGGCGGCAGCGGTGTAGGAGCTTTAATAGGTGTTTTATACAACAGTGGAAGCCCTCAACTCGTATTAAGAGCAGGAGATGGACAGGCTTCTGTTCAGTCTACTGACGGAGACGCTGTCGTATTAAAAGTACTTATCAGTGATATACCTGAGTTTGATGGAGGATCTCATACAGTTATATGGGAGATGATGCCGGGGTCTGGAAGCACAAGCGCAGGTTCTGCAAGGGTATGGATAGATGGTAGACTTATTGCTTCTGCGTCTACCACAGATGCTTCAGGGTTAGAAGGGAATGTTTTAGCAGGCACGGATTCTGGAGGCTATGGAACTTTCGAGAACACTATTGCAGGTGAATACACGATGGTAAATTGGTCAGGTGCTTTACATTCTGATTTACGAGTGTATAACAACCAAGCTATACTAGAAAATACTGTAGTTCCTCTTGATGCCAATGTTACTTTAAATACTAACTCAACTTATGAGTTAAGTGTGTTAGTAATAAAGCCTGGAGCCTTTCTATTGCAAGAGACTGCTATGATCAATTCTGTGTCTTATAAGAAAGGGGATTTAATTAAGGAAGCATTTATAGACTCAAACTCTAACGGGACGTACACACTACAAACTATAGAGAGTGAAGAAGATGTTATAAATGCCAAGTCTTCTGCAAATTCTACTGATGGTTTATCTTTATCTTGGCAGGAATATACACGTGTAGAGACAGAGACAGTAACAAGCTCAGCAGGTTCTAAATCCTCTTTGACTGTAGACACTGCTTTTACTTCAGACATATCAGCAGAGACAATCTGGGTGTTAAACGAAACACTTAGCAATGGACTAGAAAGCTCAGCTTCTGCGAAAGAGTATAAGATATTAGCTATATCTCAGAACTCTAAAAACCAGTTTAATATTACAGCAGTAGAACACTATGATGAAAAATTCGATGCTGTAGATAACGACTTTACAACTTATATAGGGGATACAGTATTCCCTTCAGTTAAACCAACAGATATAGTACCTCCAGTACTCAACGTATACGTATCTATATAACAGGAGCTTAAAGAAAATGGCAGGACAACAAATAACAATAAGATGGGAGGCGCCTGATGCGCTTCATGGTGTAGAACAGACATACGAATATCTTAGTGGTTTTCAGATTGAACATAATATACCAGATCAGAGAAGCCCTTTGTTTGTAAGGCACACTACTACTTCTTACACCTTTGAAGGAGTAGAGGCCGGTACGTATGAAGTAGCCGTGAGAGTAATTAACGACTTAGGCAATAAGTCTAAAGCTGTAAGACAGACTGTGGTAGTTAGTGAGAATTTTGAGAATCCTGTTCAAAGAGTCCCAGGAGGGTTACCTTTCGGAGGGCGTTCTTCTTCGGGAGTATCCATAGATAAAGCGGGCTTATTTCAGTTTGACTCACAAACGTGGAATGTAAAACCTTCTCCTTATTCTGATAGTATCTCCAACTCTAGCTCCACAGCAAGTACATGGAGTCAGAGCTGCAGCACTCTTCCTAATATAACCTGGTCAAACAGAACAAACTCTACTGAATTTCCTGTAGAACACCACTACCTACTATTAGACGCTAGTGATACTACTGACAGGATAAAACTTATAAAGTATAATAAGGCTTATAGACATCCTTTTTGGTATGATGCAGGTACAGGAAATACTACTAACGCTGTAGGCTCCAATCTAACTGGTACTATTAGTAAAGCCGTCAAGTCTTCTACTATTACAGGCTCAGGCACTTCTTTTACTACAGAGTTAAAAGTAGGATCTATCATAAAGGTTACAACTTTAGAACTTACTTATAGAGTAGAAAGAATACTAAGTGATACATCTTTAGAAGTAGACAGTTCTCTACCAGAGACTTTCTCAGGGTTCACTTTTGCTAAGAACTTGGATTTGGACTTCTCTAACGATATTATTATAGGTAGTGTTTACAAGACTTCATCTGGTTATTTCTTAACAGAGTACTCTTCTATAGACACCTCTCTTAATACAGTAAAGAAGTACCCTACACAAGGTTTGAAACATTACTATCCTTGTAATAGTGTTAATGATAATGTTATAACAGACAGTGTCTCAGGGGTTCACGGAGTCTTTACGGCAGGTACTATAGCTGTTGATACTAGTGCTCCTTCGGGTAATGGTCTTGTAAACTACAGAGGCGCGGAACTAATATCCCATACCGACTCATCTACTCTTGAATCAGGAGGGTTTAGTGCTAGTCTGTGGGCAAAGTCTACTACTACCTCTGGCCCTCAGTATGCAAGAATAATTGGTAGGTCTGCCAGTAGCTACTGGTCTGTAATAGTAGACCAAGGAGACTCAACAGATGGACAAACTCTTACGTTCTACGCTAATGCTAGTACTATAGACCCTGCCACATATAGTATAGGTATGTTGCCTAATGTATGGAATCAAATAGGGGTGACTTGGGATGGTACTACGTTTAAAGGTTTCGTAAACGGGGAAGAGGTAGTAAGTGGTACAGGGTATAATGACACAGGATACCAGCGTAGCATAACTATAGGTAATGCCTCAGACTACGGAGGTATACCTAATAACTCTACTTACGCTTTTGTAGGATCTTTGTCAGAGGTTAAATTATATGATGCACCTTTGAGTATTGCAGAAATGAGGTCTTTATATGAGTACCCAGGCGCTGGAGGTGTTCCAGGGCTTATGGACGCTCCTATACAATTAGGGCAAGGTACTTCTGTATTAAAAGCCAGCTCAGAGGGGCTGTCTTTAGGTAATGATACTTTTGCATCTGCACCTTTTAGAGTCGATATGGAAGGAAACATGACTGCTACAAGTGGTACTTTCTCAGGAAATCTAGGAGCAGATACGGTTGGAGGTTCTCAGTTAACAGTTAGCACTACAGGGTCAGAGACAGGCAACGTATCAGGAGTCTCCATGATACTAGACCCTTTATCTTCTACTCCTATCTCTATGAGAGATATTGGAACAGGTAATAACATCTTCTCTGTTAGTGTAGTAGAAGGAGAGTCTAAAGCTCATGTAAATGGGACAGCAGGGGTTGACTTTATATCAGGAGTCAGCGCTATTAGTGAAGAAGCACTAAAAGCTATCAACCCTGATTACTTAGGGGAAATAGCAGGGGGCGCTACAACTTATAATAATACTTTTAATTCTACCACTACTTTTATTACTACCCCTACTATAAATGAGTTAGGCATCTGTGATATTACTTTTGATATGTTCAAAATAGGTACTCCTGTCGCCCTTACACCTTCAGGTCCTTATCCTGCTTCTGACTTACCTAAATGGAGGGTTAAAGTTTACAGAGGTGTAGGTGTTTCAGGTACTTTAATTTATAACAAAGTATGGGAGGGAGCTACTTGGACTGCGTACGATAGCAGCCAGAGTGGGTACTTCAAGTATTATAATATTTATATAGAAGACTCTTTCGTAGACAACCATGGAGGTGCTAATGAAGATGGACAGTATACTATACAAGCAGTCAAGGTAGATGGTCTAGCAGATGATATAGCTAGTGTTACTAAGATTAAAGCTATAGGCTTTGACCGTAATAGTCTCGCTTCCGTAATTGGTGCAGAAGATGCTACTTCTTCTTGGGTAGATAAAGAAACAGGTTTTACAATCAAAACAGGTCGAGTAGGGGGTACAGGAGATGCTACCTACGTTGATACTTTCGCTGATGCTTTTGACCAAATTCACGGAGTAACCCTTGGGTATCGATTCAATTACAATAATACTGTTAACTATAGTAATGCTAAATTGATGTCTTTTTCTGACGGTTCAGTAACTATACGTTGCGGATCATATGTTACTACATACTATATAGCTACTGGCTATACAGCAGTTTAATAAGGAACACTAATATGAAAGAAGAAAAGAAAAAATATGTAGCTTATGACCCTGAAACTTTTAAGTTTATTGGTTTTTATACCGAAGGTCGTAAAACAATGCCTACAATAATTGCAGAAGTTGACCCAATCTCTTTCAAAGAAGATAAAGGACAGCATACTCACTACTCTCCTGAAAAAGGTTTTTACACTGTAGAAGTGCAGCTATCAGACGCAGAAATAAGAGCTGAGTTTAAGTACAATAGAGAAGAGGCAATCAGAGTTTTAAAAGTTGAAGTAGAAGGATTATCTTATGATGCTAATGAACCTTCTCGAAGCAGAGTAGCGGATAATATTGTTGCCTTAGAGCCTTTAGAAACTACGTCTTGGGTGTTAGCAGATAATACGGTAGCAACTGTTAGCAGAGAAACTTTAGTAAAAGTACTAAGAGCAATACGTACGGCACAGGATAATTTATGGTCTTAACTAAGATAAATACCAACAAAAAAATAAACCTTGACATAAAATGTCAATTTAGCTATAATTCTGTAATGGAGGAAATCATATGAGCGCAGCACGCTACAACTTAATAATCGACCAGGGTTCCGACTTTGTGTTAGCTTTTATAGTAAACGAAGACGGGTCCGCTAAGGATCTTACGGGCTACGATGCTCGTGCACACCTTAGAAAGACAAAATCATCTTCCGGGGAGCCAGAGGCGCAGTTCACTTGTACTGTTCCTCTGCCTGCCGCAGGGGAAGTCAGAATGGTACTACCAAATACCACTAGTACTGCTATGTCTGCTGGTCAATATTTCTACGATTTAGAGATATTTGAGCCTGCTGGAACACAAGTAGTTACAAGAATATTAGAAGGGACTGTAACCCTCAAGCAGGAGGTCACTCGATAATGGGACAAATAACTCTTACAATTAATGAAACAAATACGGTACTAACAAGTAGTAATCTTACTTCGTCTGCACTTCAACAGGCTTCTGATGTTTCATATACACCTACAGGTACTATAGTTGCTACAAACGTACAAGCAGCTCTTACTGAGTTAGATAACGAAAAATTTGCTCTTACTGGTGGCGTTTTATCAGGAGATGTCACATTCTCAGGAGACTCAAGCAACCTGTCTTGGGACTTTAGTGAGAACCAGTTAGACTTTGCTGATAATACTAAAGCTAGTTTTGGCGATAATAATGATCTACAGATCTACCATGACGGTAGTGATAGTTACATTGCTGAACAAGGTACAGGAAGCCTAATAATTCGAGGTGGTTTGAACACCTACATGCAAAACACTAGTGGAGTTAATTTTGCTTCGTTTGGTGTTGATGGAGGCGCTCAGCTTTATAACAATGGCTCTATAAAATTAAACACAACTGTAGAAGGAATAAATGTTACTGGATTAGTTGAGTTTGACTCTTTATCTGGTACAGGTTCTGTAGCTATTACTGATATTATTGATGATGCTTCTTTCAGTGCCGCAAGCTCTACAACTCTAGCTACTTCTGAGTCTATTAAGGCTTATGCGGATGCAATTGATGTTGCTTCACAAGGTTATGCAGCTGAAGCTTTAGGGTATAGAAATACTACTGAAACTTATAAGAATGCTGCAGAAGCTGCGCGAGATGTTGCTACCTCTGCCGAAACTGCTGCTGTAATAGCAAAGAATGTTGCTATTAATGCGAAGAATGATGCCGAAGCGGCCGCAACTTCCACAGCAGTCGTTACAGTTTCCTCAAACTTAACAAGCTCTGATACTATAGGTACTGTAGCCGCAAACTTAACAAATATAGATAAAGTAGCTGCTGTAGATGATGATGTAAGTGCTGTAGCTACTATAGATACTAGTGTAACTACTGTTGCAGGTATTGCAAGCAATGTAACTACTGTTGCCGGACAGACTGCTAACATAACCAAAGTAGCGGATATAGATAGTAGTGTAGCTGCTGTTGGTAATATAGAAGCTAATGTAACTACTGTTGCAGGTATCACTACTAATGTAAATACTGTTGCAGGTATTGCACCAAATGTAACTACTGTTGCAGGTGTTGCACCAAATGTAACTACTGTTGCAGCTATAGACACCGAGGTAGTTATTGTTGCAGGTATTGATGCTAATGTAACTACTGTTGCAGGTATTGCACCTAATGTAACTACTGTTGCTCCTATAGCGGCCAATGTAACTACTGTTGCAGGTATTGCACCTAATGTAACTACTGTTGCGGTTATAGGAAGCAGCGTAAATACTATTGCAAGTATATCAACTGATGTAACTACTGTTGCAGGTATATCTTCTGATGTAAGTGCTGTAGCTAGTATAGATACTAATGTAACTACTGTTGCTACCGATATTACAAATGTAACTACTGTTGCTGCCGATATTACAAATGTAAATACTGCAGCCACTAATATCTCAAGTATTAATACAGCAGCAGGACTCTCTACGGGGTTACAGGAAGCCTTCCTACAAATGACAACGGCTCTAACAGACACAAACACTAGATACGTTAATAGCGTAACGTTTGCGTAAGGATAAAATATGACAACTGAAACAGATATTGCAGCACTCGCAACTAAAGTAACTGCGGTAAATGTAGATGCTACTTCACAGCTGAGTACTTTAGCCCTTAGCGTTACAAACGCAAGCGGCTCGAAGACATCCGCAGAAGCTGCAAGAGACGTTGCTTCTATACATAAAGATGCAGCAGAAGCAGCTGCCCTTGTATCTACTACTCAGGCAAGTGGAGCGGCAACAGCAGCCGCACTTGCTTATCAAAATTTAGAGAGTATATCAGAAACTAAATCAGGAACTGCTGTTGACGTATTTGTTTATGATACTAGCAAAGACTCTGATGGAGGAGCTTGGCGTACCCGTACTCAGCACACTAGCTGGTATAATGAGACTCTGAATACTAGTACACGAGGCTCTCGAAAAGAGTTTCCTGCTGTAGCTGTTATTGTAGCCGTAGGCACTACAGTAACTATCTATGACGGTGATGATCCTTCTATGCCAATGTGGGCTGCCTGGACTGCAAATTACTTTAGTAACTTAGCAACAGTATCAATTACAAGCATATATATGCTTAACGGAACTCTTTGTGTTGCAAGAAACTCAAATATTGATTATGTAGGGCTTACCCTTATAGATTTAATTGGAGATAAAGGACTAGGTTTAAGACGTTCAGCATACAACCATACTCATAGAGGAAGCAACTCCGCTAGAGCTCTTCGGACAGAGTGGTTCGAAAATGTTCAAGATAATAGAGGTATTATAAATCCTGGAGTCAAAGATGTAGCCATGACAGTGCTGCCGAACGCACCAATAGACCCACTTAC